CTTCTGAACACTTTCCAATTCCTGATCCTTTGCGTCAATTACTGCCTGGAGCTCTTCCGCTTTAGCGCTTTCGCCCTCGTTAATCACAGCTTTGTAAAGATCAGGAAACTTCGCCTTCAATTCTTCAAGTTTCATTTCCTCGTCTCCTTCAATACCAAAATCCACCGAAGTAGATGCATTGTTTTCGGACAGCAAGCCTTCAAAAGACCCCAACCTATCTGCCATTCCGACATCAACAGCTTTTTGTCCTATTAAAACTCCACCTTTTCCAAAATTACCAACAACGTATTCAGCAGTTGTATTTCTGTTCTCCGCAACCGTATTAATAAAAACTTCGGCAAGTGCGTCCAGTTCTGCTGTTATAACTGCTTTTCCTGAATCAGAGGTAGGATCTACTCTCTTATTCGGACTCGCTGTATTTACAAGTTCAACATAATAATCATCCTCATCAGGCTTAGGATAGGCTGTCACTACACCGATGCTTCCAACTCTGGCTGTGGCATCTAAGACAATTTCAGAAGCACAGCTGGCAAGCCAGTAAGCTGCGGATGCTCCGGTACCCCCAACATACGCAATTATGTTTTTACTTTCACGGGCAGCTTTTAAAATATTCCCCATTTCATTGATGCCTGTTACTGTTCCTCCAGGACTGTCAACATTAAGGATAATATTTTCAATGGAATCATCTTCCATTGCTGTGGTAAAATCTTGAGAGAACGCACTAAGAACAGTGCCTATGCCTAACCACTCAGTAAGCATATTCGGTTTAGCAAAAATTGGACCGTCTATGGGTATATGAGCAGTATTTCCGCGAATCATGACACTTTTTGTGCCAAGCATTCTATCCGACTTCAAAATTTCCAATGCCTTCAAGTCGTCAGAATGAAACAAAGCAATCATGTTTTCCAACCATTTCTTCTCAACAAGCCAAGACTCGTTTGTTAGCAAAGCCAAGAATTTTTTCACATTATGATTCCCCCTTTAATTATTGGAAACATCTTTTTTAGTGATTATCGTACCTTCCAATATAGTATTTATAACACCGTCCAATGAGATGTCAACAGCATAATTATATTCGCCATCAATTGGAATATTTGAGGAATCCACCGAGTTGAGAGATATCCTTAATTTCGAATTATCCTCAATAAGCTCCCCGTACATCTGAATAAATTGAGAATCATCAGAAGAAAGTTTTGCACCAACAGAAACAGAGTAACTTGCTACAGGATTCAAAGACACATAAATGTCATCAAGAAGAACCTCTACATCAAAAGTACTCCCTATATAAAGCACATAATCACGAACAAATGATTTATTTCGGATCATCAGAGACCTCTTTATTCGGTTTTGGTTTTGATTTGTTGTCTTCAGGCAAAGAGGGTTCTTGTGCTGACTCTTGGAAAGAATCTAATTCTGCTGTCAGTGGAAGATTCGGTAGCATTTTCTCTTCGGTAGCATACTCAAGACGCCTTTTGAGATAATTGCCCACACCAATCTTCTTGGCAATATGTGATCTGGATATTCCAAGAACTTCTGCAACTGATGGATGTTTTACACCGAGGAAGGCCCGAGCCTTTGCCTCTACATCGGCAATCTCTGAAGTGGGAAACTCAAACTCAATCAAATCCCAAGCTTTCTTATTCACATTCTTAAATTTGGCTTCCCCTTCTTCAAATTTAAAAGCTTCCTTGACTTTGTAATCTAACTTCAGCCCCGTCATCTTATTTTTAAGAATGAAAATCCCCTTCCAAAAGTCATATCTTAGAAATCTTTCGAAAGCGGCGATCTGATCCTGTGTTCTATCTGATTGAGGGCCTCTGGAAGCCTTAATGCCAGAGAAAGTGTCCCCTTTTGTCTGACCAGTAACCATATCCTCTGGCTTATTCAATCCAGACGTAATCATATGCATGATGTCTGTATCTTGTTCAGATATGTTGGGAAGATTCGGATTCTTCACATCTATCTCAACTCCAGGTGGAAGAATCAAAGTACCTCCGGGAGTCTTCTTCGCAGTAAGTCCAGATTCTTTCTTTTGCTCCGGAGTCATTTTAAGCCAAGTTCTAAACGCTTTGGAGTCTGTCATTTTGACAATCCATAGGTAAGATCCAGCCGATTTCTTATGGTCAATCTCCCATTTCTTCAGATTTTCATAGTGATTTATCCACTCAATCGTAGTACTGATATGAGAAAGGTTCCTAGCAGTCAAATATCCCTTATCCCAAGACAAAATGAACGTCTTGAAGTACCCCAAATTCTTATATTTTCTTGATGTGGTACGCCCCATTTTGAGCAAATCTGGGGTTATTTTCCACTCTTTTGGAACATTTTGGGCTAAATTCGGGTCAAAAGCAACGTAAATGGACGGAAAAACTTGCGAAATGTCCTTTCCAAGACTGTTTTTTACGTTAAATCGGTAAAAAAGAGGGATAGTTTGCTTTTGCGGGTGAAAATAGATGCCTGAATTGTAATCTCCGCCCCCATTTAAAGATCTTGGGGACATAAAATCAACTTCAACGAACCCATCAATATGAACCGTAAGCGCAAGGAACAATTCACCTTCAATTTCTGACCTGGCAACATACTTTGGTATGTTTTTCAGTAAATCATTCCTCCAATCATGAGTTTCCTCTTGAATAACCTCATTTACCTTTTCTTCGAACGAATCCATAGTCCAACCATACCCTGTCAGAGAACCAACAACGTCTCTAACATGAGAATTAAGATGTGGGTTCTTGTTGAACTTGTCCCAACATGTTTTCTGCATCAAATCGAATCCACGATAGTCTCCCATATGTGGAACAGCAGCAAAACCGTCTTCATCAACAGGCTCACCATTTACCCGAGAAGATCCGCCCCAAGGCATCAATGCCATATAAGCTATTTCTTCTAATTCCTCTTCTGATAACTCATCAATTCTATCGATATCCATTATGCATAATCCCCAACAAGTGAGCTTTTGTCTTCATGGTATTCTCCGAAAGAAGACTTAGCCGTTCGTAATCTAAAATCATCAATAGTAAGAAATCTTCCCCCGTATATCGCATAATTCACGCTGTATACGGCGTCATCTTGAATACCTTGCTTATCCTTTTTCTCTGGAGAACCATAAAACTTTGAAACAGGGTCATGGTCAAATATTCGCAGTTCCTCAACAAACAAATCCTCACTTCTTGATCCTGGAACCGCTATTTTGGGGAACTTGAATCGACCAGTCATCAACAGATTATAAAACTCAGAAAACCCATCCATTTGAATAGTGTAAGACGGTGATATTGGCTGAAACTCAATATCATTATCCTCACACCAATCTCCAATATCCCACATTCCCCATTTCTCTGTACAAAGAACTTCTACACCATCATAATCATCACTGTACTTCTCAACAACAGATTTTATGGTATCAATATCACTCATTTGGACATGCCGCAAGTCTAAAAGAAAATACACGTATCTGGCAACGGCTGATTCTTCTTGCAAAGCTATTGCTGGATTACTCATACTTCCCGGAAGACCTTTGGCTACCAAACTGACAATAGTTCGGGCTCCACGGGTAATGTCAGCTTTCATTGGATCTGCCCTATCCACTCCAACACACAAAGCCCAATTCGTATCATACATATGGGAAAGCTTTTCAAGCTCATTCATTCTTATTGCTCTTGGTTGCTTGTATGTGGTTTCGAGTTTGTAAATTTGCTCTATGGGTATAAGGGTGTCCAAAGCTTTTACCATTGGATGATGCTGATCAATTACTCCCTTTTCTGCTTCATAGTAATCTTCATAGGCTTCCATTATGGATAATACTTTGTTTGTCTCACCAAGACTTCCTAAATATCCCAAGTAATGGCCGGCTTGAATTATGTATTCTGGAAACATCTTTCTTGCACCAGCATCCCAAGTATTCCGAAAATACATAGCATATTCTCTTGGAGGAAACTTTGCTTTGTAGGAATCTAATTGGGCTTGGGTCATCTCTGGGTTGGTAAAATCTTTATAGTTTGCTTTTGGACTTTCCCGATGTGAGAAATACAAAGTCTTATCTAAATTCTTTCTGTAAGCGTCAAACAACCCGTAAAGGATATGGTCTTTGCTGGATACGGTGGAGTCAATAACTCCGAGAGCATTAGGCACATTTCGAATACTTCCATCAAGCTGGGTGAAGAACTTTGGATTTTTCATGTCAAAGATTTCAGAGAAGGTGTATCCAGTAATATTACTCACAATCCCGGAGAAAGAGGAAATACTCCGAATAAAGCTTACCACATCACCTTTTTTATTTTTCAGTCTGATCTCTTTCTCTTGAACATTTTTACGTCCAACAATAGCAAGAAGTTTTGGAGAGTTTAATATAATATCCCGCATAATATCAAAATGCACAAATTTAACTTGGTCTCTGGAGTTGGCACCAAGCATAATCTTTTGTGCTGGAAAATTAAAAAACTTCCATAGTTGGATTAGGCAAACAAATAGGGATTTACCTTCTCCACGCATCCAACAAAAAACTATCAGTCTGTGGATAAAGCGAGAACCACGCATTCGCAAGGCTTCTTTTGCTATCTCTTTTTGGAAATCCCACATATCACGGGAACAACGTCCAGTTTCTGGATTAACTTCTGTTGGTAGGTTGGCTATAGGACACCACGTAGCCAACCCATTTATGTATATTTCTATCCATATGAAATCTTCACACCAACGAGCAAAGCCACGTCCGCCTCTGTTGTAGGGAGCTTTTTCTCTCTTCCCTACAACCAATTTAGGTTTCTTTCTTTTATGTAGGGTAGGTCTCATTTACTTTGTCCCATTTAAAATTTTGTCATAATAATCAGCATCACCGTCAAGGATTCCACGTCCTTTGTCAACGTCAAACAAAGGGTTTAGGCTGTTTACTAGGTTGTCGGCTAACTTGATGGTTTCCCTAATCTCTTTAAATATCGGGTGTACTTTGTTGCCAAGCATTACATCATTGTTCAACGCATGTGCTTCTAATTTGAATCGGATTAGCTGTTGGAATATCGGCACTACCATCATTCCGATCTTCATCATTACTTGATCATCTTTCTTCTTAACAGACTTTTCAACGTAGTTGACAACGGCTTGCATATATCGACGTTGGATTCGGCATGGTTTTCCCTTATTAACATTCTTTGCGTAAGGACATACCATCTCTCTCTTCATGATAGGACAATCATCTCGGCATTCTGGTACGGCGTCGAACATGATTAGGCTTAGGTCGTCCTTTGTGCCTTTAAAAAGTTCCATATGTCCGATGTTCTGTTTCTTCATATTGCTATGATCTGGATCAATCTTCTTTCTTCCCATAACTATTTCCTCTCCAGGTTAAATAAACTAAGCATACATCGGCGAATATCTTTGGTCAAGGTTATATGTATATCATATGTAGGATTAAGTTGAAAATTCCCCCAGGGGTTTGTGGGTGGGTCGCCTAGACAATGAGTGAAAGCAACAAAAATTTTAAAGTCAAGTGCTCAATGAGTGAGCACTTGACGCATGCGAAAATTCGCAAACGCGATGCACGAATTTTCGCAATACATAAAAAACGCATCGTGAAGAGAGATAAAATCATGACTACAAACACAAACACAAACACTTCTGTATCTTCTGTATCTGTATCTGATCTTGCTGAGACTTTTCTTAGAACTCGCACGCTTAACAAACGTGACAAATTGACTGCTACAAGCAAGTGCTCGTTAGCAATCAGCGCTGTAGCACTATCGCAAACACAAGAGACAAGCGTGTATAAAGTCGCGACGTTTCTTGTAAAACAGCTTCGTGTGACTGATTGCTTTCATAAGCGTGAGTTCGCTAACAAGTCAGTGTACAACGAATACAAAGCTATGAGCGCTAATGACGTGCTCTCTCATGAAGATCGTACACTTGCTGTAATAAGAGCAACATCTAATCGTTTACGCAATCACGTTAAAGATTGTTGCATTGCTTACGATAACTTCAACACATATGTCACAATAGAAGACGACAAACTGTTGATCTCTGATAAACTTATTAAAACGTGTCAAAAAGCATCTAAGCATATCAACGCAATGATGAAAGCAGTAAGAGACTCTCAGTTTCTCTCTGACGCAACAAAAGCAAAGATTGAGAGCAAAAAAGTAACAAAGAAAGCTGCTGACAAGAAAGCTAAAAAATTCTCAAAAGTAAGTGAGCAAGCAAGAGTAGACTATGCAAGAGAATTCAAAGCAAGAAAGTCAATCATCACAAAAGCAGATGAAAAGAAAATCAGCAACATAACAGCGCTTCATATCAGATAACAGCGATTTAGAGAAGAGTCTATAGCAGAACAAAGACTCTTCTCTAAAACTCAAAATTTCAACGCAAAAAACGCGAAAGAGAGACATTATGAATATCATCGATATTATCAGAGAGTACAAATTCAAAGTCGTTACGATGCAAATCGAATATTTCAAGAGAAACAAAGCGCTTTGTTTAGATATCAGCGAAATCGATATGCTTCTAACACTTGAAAGATACTACGCAGATAGAAACTAAACAACTAACAGTGAGACTCGAAAGAGTCTCACGAAAGAGAGATACCCCATGAATAATATAGCCTACACATTGAAAAAAGCAGTATTCGCCCTTCTTACAAACAGACATATAGCGATTCTTCTGACAATCGCAGCTTTACATGCTGCGGGTTTAATGTTCTTCAAAGACGATTTGTCGGTAATCACAGCGGTAGCGGAAATGATTAAATTCTAAACAGAAAGGGCGGCGCATCCGCCCTTAACTTAAACGGAGGCAATATGAGAGCGGTTACACAGGAAATGCAGGAAATGATCGACGCGGAACTCTGTGCCCAAACCATCGGTGACAGAGAAGAGTACAACGAAGGAATTGCAGAAGTCCTAAGCCTGCACCAGGCAGGTTTGACAAAAATGGAAATAAGCTATATCACAGGATTCAAGCTTGCTTGGATAAGCGTGATTTTGGACGAGGAATAGAAAACACAGGACGGATATGCAAGTATCCGTCCTAAACATAAAAAAGGAAAAGGATATGACAACATTAAGGAATTTCACAAGGGATCAAAGCCGTTGGTTTCCGAGAAAGGATTCGGCAGAGGAATATTTGCCAATAATGAAAACATCAGCCAGGACGGATATGCAAGATCCACTCATATACGAAGTTTCCTTCTCCGAGGTTTTGCAAGAAGAGGATTTCAACCAGGACGGATTATCCTTAACGGAGGTATTCCGATGGTAATCCCCTACACAAGGATCTATTCCTGGACGGGAAAACCTTCAACCTGGTTTGCATCCAAAGAGGTGTTACAGTCCAGGATTAAGGAAACACAAACCAGGACGGTTCCCAATACGGGAACATCATCCAGGACGGATTCCAACACAGAATCCGCTAATCCAGGACGGACACCAGGACTAGGACATAAACCAGGACGGTTTTCCAACAGACCAGGACGGATCTTCCCTACCCTAACCAAAGGAACCCTGTCCTGGTCTGAGGTTAGGGTTCTGGTCGGGGTGTGGGGAGGTGGATTGGATGGAGGAAAGGACGGCACACCTCCGTCCGGGCCAGAGGTAAAATACCCGCTAACAGTATTGGTGAATGGATCGGGTTTCCCGTCCCCTTTCCCGAAACAAAAGTCCTGCTGCAAAATACTTTGTCATTTGGCCGTAAGAAGGCTTCAATTTCACGGGTATTGGACAAGGATTCGGGTCAGAGGATATGTAAGTTTTATATTTTATAGGGCTCACGGAGCGTTTACGGAGCATTTGCCCCTAGCCAACAACGTGATTTTTACGGTCCTGGACGGTACAGTATTTCCAACACGGAGGCCTAAAAGGTTCCCAAAACGGAAACCGAAAGAGGGGGCCGCTCCGCCACCCGGCTACCTTATTTCCATCCTCGGCTACCTTATTTCCATCCTCGGCTACCTTATTTCCATCCTCGGCTACCTTATTT